CTCAGCCGGTTAGAGCACTTGACTGTTAATCAGGGGGTCGTTGGTTCGAGTCCAACTTCGGGCGCCAGATATATCAAGGGCTTACCTCGCGGTAAGCCCTTTGTTTTTGTAGCTTGTTGAAAATTGTGTTGAAAATTCGGCACGAAACTAGGCTTTTCCGGCCGGATCGACGACAGGGCGTTCGTGGTCGTACAAGTGCACCATTTGCATTGATCGATGTCCGCTAGCAAGTTGCTTGTCGGCCTTGGTGCCTTTTGTGTCAGTGATGCCACGGTGCTTCAACCCGTGGAGGCCGAATCGTTCTTCCTTACTGATGACATCAGCCGACAATGCGGCTGCAATGGCGCGACGCCAAGCACTCGACATGGTGTATTTGCTTACCGAGCTTCCACCCTCGGTGACGACAATTGGTCGATCTGCAGCGCGGTGAGGAATCGGACAGCGCTTCTTTTCCCAAATGCGATTGCGTCTGGTCTTTAGCCAGTCCCAGGCTTCCCTTAGCTCTGGAGACCAACGGGTGATATTGCCAAGACTTCCTTTGTGACGATCGACAATGATTCCCTCCTTTGTTTCGTCTGCATCGGTAAGTTCGCGTACTTCTACGCCGCGCATGCGGCATGTGTACGCAATGACAGCAACGGCCCAAACGTAAGGCGCAAGGGAGCCCTTACGACGTGACGGCAATGTACCGCGGCGTTTGAACAACGCTATGACGGCTTTCATCGTCAATGCATCAGGCATGCGGTGAGCCTTGCGTTCCTTTGGCATATCGACGCCATCGGCTGGATTTCCTGCGCAGTGGCCGCGAGGCATGCCCCATACAAATGCTGCCGAAAGGTAGCGCTGGACGTGAGCCGCGCTGGAGGGCGTTGGTTGCGAAGGATCGTGATCAAATGGCGTCGAAGCTGTACGCGTCTTTCGAAGCGGGAAGCGAAGTCGTATCGATATCGTGCATCGTGAAATCCCAATCAGTAAGCGATGAAGTGGAACATGTGCGTACCGGCGGCGAGGTTGTCGTTGCCGCCGGCCGCAGCGATGGTGATCGTGTGGCTGTGGCTGCCTGCGTTGGCCAGCGACAGGCCGTGGGTGTGATCGCCCACGGCGGCGATCGAGATGGTGTGTGTGTGGTTGCCGGCGCCATTCATGCCGATGTTGTGGCCGTGGTTGCCCTGCCAGTCGGTGCCGAAGTTGTGCGCGTGGTTGCCTGCGTCGTTGGTCTGGCGCTGCATGTTGCGAAACGCGGGACCGCCGCCGCCCACATAGCTGGAACCGGTGCCATCGCCGAATAGACTGTTGAGCGTCAAGTGCGAGTGCTGGCCCTGCGCATCGGTCGAACCGCTGTGCGCGTGATTGCCTTGCCCATCGGTCCACGCGGCGTGTGCGTGATCGCCCACGCCGCTCGCGCTCGCGCCGTGGCTGTGGCCGCCACCCGCTGTCAGCGTCACGCTGTGGCCGTGATCACCGGCCGCCACACTGCTCGCGCCGTGGTTATGCGTGAGGATCGCACCGGCGCTGTACGTGCCGATCTTGCTGACATCGACGGTGGCCTTGATCACCGTGCCTTCGCCCAAACGCGGCACGTTGAACGTGGTCACGCCATCGCCCGCACCGTAGGTGGTGCCGATCGCAGTGAACAGCTCCGCGTACTGCGTGCGCGAAATCGCGGCGCCGTTGCACAGCAGCGTGTACGGCGGGGCTTGCTGGCCGGCGGTGACGATGATTTGGCCCGGTACGTAGCGCGCACGTGCATCGAGCTTGGCAGCAAGCATCGCGACCAGGCCCGACACCTCATCCATCGCATGCGTGTGCTTGGACGGCGGAAACGTGGGGCCGATCGTGGTGAGCAAGTCGCTGTTGGTCGCGATGACCAACAACCGCTTGATGTAGTCGGTGGGGGCGTTGTCGCCGAAGCGTGCGTTGAGTGCAGCCAGCACGTTGGCGGAGGTCACCGCCTTCTGCGCGTCACGTCCATTCTTCACGTCGTCGTCGCTGGCGAGCTTCACCACGCCGAGCGTGTCGAGTGTCGCCGCCGGATTCACGAACGTGGTATCGCCGAAAACAATTTGACTGGCCGACGCAGCGGCGAATTGCACGTCGCACGCGAGCAGCATCACCGCGCCGGCCGATTTCTCGACGATCACCTCGGCCTGGCCGTAGGACGCGAACAGCGTGCCGTCGGCGAGATAAAACCCAAAGCCGCGCACGGTGTAGACGTCCTTGCTCGCGTCGCTGATAGTGACATGGATCGTGTCGGCCGCGGTGGCACCGCCGGCAATCGAAACGATGCGCTTGATCTCGTTCGGGACGGGTTGCCCCGATGCGAAGGCGGTGGCCGTGACCGTCGCATAGGCGATGCGCACGGCATTGGTGCCGTCGCCTGGCGCGTTGCGTAACGCGGCACGGCCGGCATCGGTGATGGAGAACAGCAAAGCGGCCACGTTAGACGGCTCCAGCAAACTGCAGATGGGCGTACGCGACCGCGCGACCGGCGGCGGCAACGCGCACGCTCGCGCGGGTATTCAGCCCTTGGGTGAAGGTGAAGTGGTCGCGCGCGGATTTCGTGCGGCTCACTTCGGCGATGACGTCGTCCACGAAGGCGGCGGAGGTGTCTTGCGTTGCGCTATCCGTCAACGTCAACGTGAGCTGAAACGTGAAGGGCTCGCCTTCGGGTTCCTGCTCGAACCAGGGGCGTACGACGACGTGACCACCGAACGACGCCACCACGTCTTCCACCGATTGCGCGGTGCCTTGTTGCCGTGCAATGGCGATCGCATGGCGTACGCGCATCCGCTTTACCGCTTCGGACCAATGGGGCTTCCAACTGCGTACGCCCAGTGACCAGGCGAGCCATGGAAGAAATTTCGCGAGGATCGTGTCGGGATTGGCGAGCGTGGCCAGCGGCGTGGCGAAGCCCAGCAATTCGACGCAGACCTGCGCGAACGCGCGCTCCATCGGCGTGGCGTTAGGCGGCAGGAGGTTAGTCACCGACGCCTCCCGACTGGATGTCCACGGCCGTGCAGAAACCGGCCTCGGTGTCGCTGACGACGAGCGTGGCGTTCGGGAAAAGGTCGAGCACGTCTTCGACGCCGGGCACTTTCAGCGCGGCATACAGACCCGACAGCGTGATGTTGCGGCCGATGCGGCGCGATTCGGTGAGGTATTCGCCGAGACTGTCTTTCGCGGTGCTCAACACCACGTCGGAATCGGGGCCGGCGAAGAACGCGAGGCGTGCCGACACGCTGAAGGGACGAATCACGACAGGCTGCACGATGACCTTGTCGGTCAACAGGCGCCGCGTTTTGACGGTGATGTAGTCGGTGACCGTTTGCAGCAGTTCCGGCGACGGGATGCCGTCGCCCGCGCGCGCCATGATCGACACCACCACGGTGCCGGGTGTAGGACTGGTGACCTTGGCATCGAGCACCTGGCCCGATGCGCTGCGGGCCAGGAATTCGTAGGCATCGGCGGGACCGGCGGTGGAGTAACCGGACGGTGCGAGTTGGCAGCGATAGAGCAGATCGTCGTCGCTTTCGTAGACGGCTTCGATGCCTTTTTCGGGAATCGCTGGACTGATGAGCAACCGTTCGACGCCGAGGCTTGCAGCCAAGTTGTCCAGGTCTTTGCCGCGCGCGGTGGGCAGGAAGCAGGCGCGTGCGTCGTCGTTTTTCTTCTGCCGTTCCTGCAGCACGATGTACGCCAGTACTTGCAGGTTTTTGCGGATCGGGTCGGATTCCACCGTGGCGGTGTAGGCGGGCCACAGCTCCACCATGCGGCGTTCGGCCATCGCGAGAATCGTCTCGTAGTCGAGACGTTCGACCACATCCGGCAGCGGGAGCTGATTGAGCTGGATGGTGTCCGTCATACGTTCACCGTGGCGAATGTGACGGGTACGGAGAGATCGATCGCTCGGCCCGTGTCCGTGCGCGTGCCCACCAGATCAAGCACCCATCGACCGCGCATGGCGTCGACGACGGACAACGCCACGCGCGTCAGCGTGATGCGCGGTTCCCATCGCATCAATGCCGTCGCCGTCGCTGCGTAGAGCTGCACGCGCGTGGCGGCATTGGCGGGTGCGTCGATCAGATCCGGCACGCGGCTGCCGTAGTCGCGACGCATGAGGCGCGTGCCCACGGGCGTGGAGAGAATGTCGGCGATGGATTGCGCCAGATGCGCATCGCCACTTAAGGCTTGGCCAGTGCGTGCGTCCATGCCCATCATGGCAGCGGTTTTCCGCTGATGCCGCTGCCGGGCTGGACCTTGTCGTGGGGGTGATTGGTCAGGCTGATGCTGCCGACCTTCACGTCCGCGTCGCTGGTGATGTCGCGGCTGGCGTGCACAGTTTGCTTGAACGTCGCTGCCTGCGACACACTCAGCGCCCCGTCGATGGTCATGTTGCCGGTGACGGTGACACCACCCGGCGCCGTCACCGCCACGCGCCCATCGGCGGGCAGGGTTGCTTGGAGCACGTGCGCGGCGTGGTCATACAACAGCACCGCGCCATCGCCGAAGGCGATCACCACCGTGTTCGCATTGGCATCGTCAGGGATGTCGTGGGCATCGCAAAAGAGGCTGCCAACCGCGACGGCTGCGCCTAAGTCGCCATTGGGCGACAACACCATGACTTGTTCGCCGATGTCTGGCGGCGACCAGGATTTGGTTTTGCCGGCGCGCGGCGATACCCATGCAATCGGGCGAGTAAGAAGGCCTCCGATTTTGACCTGAACGCGCTTGCCGGCAACGGCTTGCACCGTGCCGAAGCGGATCAGGTTGGCGAGTTGGCGCAGGATGTCATCGGACATGCCGGACATGCTGCGGACACCGAGGAATACGCGCAGCTAGCGCAAATTCTGCAGACCCTAGTACAGAACAAGATAGGTCGCCGCATGAGCGCGCAGTATTGGTTGATAGTAATAACTAAATGAAACTTCCACGTCTTCTTTACATTTTCCAGAAGTCGGTTCGAAATAGCCTCATTTTCCTGATGGCAGGTACTAGTCTGGCTACTCACTTTGACTCATGCTAAGCGCCGCTGCTCGGGTCGTTTTGTGTCCTAACACTCTCACCCGATGGGGGGGCAAGCGTATGGGCCTTAAGTCCATCTGTTTATGTTGCACCTGGGTGCGTATATGCCTCGAGTGTGCAATACGTATTCCTGTTTTGGCGTTTTGTGCAATGCTTTTAGCCTCTTGCGCTAGCCATGAATATGTTCGAAGACCTTCTAGCACTTTGCCCCCGCAAGAAAACCATGTTCTTGGTCCTTATCTGAGTTTAGAACCAGCGGTGCATCGCGAAGGTGCTGCGGAAGCGCAACCTGAAAATAATCGGAGAAAACCACATATAAAGAAGGCGCGCGTTGAGGTGAGTTCCGCAATTTTGCCTTATCCGAAGACGGCGTCGGGCCCATCTGTATCTGATGTACGGGATCGTTTGCGCGATGCTGATGCGGATTTTAAGGAATTTAAGGCCAATATCGTCTACAACGCCCCCGCTATTATGGAGCTCAATAAGCCTACAGACATTGAGCTCATCGTTGGGACAAGGCCCATGGTTGCTTTGAAGGCTGAGCTAAAAGCAATCGGGGAGCAAGTTGAGGTGCAAACAAAGATTACAAAATACGTTCAGGCCGTACTGAGCGGAGGCAACGATTTCGACATAAAACCATTGACTTCAAAGGAACAACAGGTTCGACCTAACGATTTTGCCCAGTGGTGGTGGCGAGTCACTCCGCGTGTACCTGGAAACCCAAAAGAACTGGATTTGGTAGTTTCGGAACTCGTTAGTGATGGTCTTAAGGAAGACCCTAACACGAGAGTGGTTCGCCAATCTTTTATTGACGTTATTGTTCCACCCGCGCCGCCTACGCCGCCTGCCTCAATAGCGCAGAGGTGGATAGGCGAAAATTGGAAATGGGCTTGTACAACAATCGTCTTTCCGCTTGTAGTCTGGCTTTGGAAGCAATGGCAGGAGCGTAAACTTGGTCCTCCATCTAAACGTAGACGCGCGAAGCTTAAGAAGCATACAAGTTCGCTGGAAAGCTGAACTTAGCGAGTTTGCAGCATAAAAAGTCCCGGATGTGGCAGGGCTCGAAATAGGAGTGACGAAAAATGCAGAGATGCTCAGAAAAATGAATCGCTCCGGTCCGGAGCGGGCGCATTGACGATTTTTAAAATGGCCTCGGCTTGCTCGTTTTGGCGCTTCTTTGCTTGTTTTCGCAACCTTTTCTCGAATGCAGGATTACGGATCGTTTCGTTCATATCGCGAACTAGCGATATATATGAGGCAAGACCCGCTGTTGCTATGTAGGCAATCTCATTGAATACGTGACCTATGTCATCACGCCTATTTGCCGGATCTATTTTTCGCTTATCGTAGTAATCCTTCATATCCCGCTTGCTCTGATCCGGAAGGTCATCCAGCTTCTCGATGGTGAGCTTGTGAGCAAACTTGTTTCGTGCCGCGCAAATCATGCGAGCTGCATCGGTGAGGTGCGTAGGAACAACCGCAAGCGCCTCTAGCGCACTGATCTTCACATGAAAACCAGAACTATCAGTAAATAAATTTTTGTACCTTGGCATGAACGCTTTCAGCATCATTTCGACAACGGCCTCACTTACAAGAGCCGCAAGTAGGACCTTTGATCTTTCATCTCCGTACTTCCCCATTCGGGCCAGTGCGGCGGTAATTCCGTCCTGCTTGAACTGATCTTCAATTCCCGCTATGAGGTCCGAAACGGGTTGGTGAAAGATGGTTTCACCCGGCACACCGTCAATGTACTGCCGTAGGATGTTCGATAGCTGCAGCATGCGTCCTCCGAACCCTTCATCGCTTGGATTTGCCACCGGCCCAAGAGTGGGGCGTCTCGTGCGGCGTTAAGCATATCGCTCTCTTGTCAGCTCGGGTTATTCAGAAGTTCCAGCACACGATCAGTAAGCGTTCTACGCCCCCGCCTTGTAAAACGCGCGGCGTAGCTAGCTGTTAGGCTGTCTCAGTCGCCCGAAGTGGCAACAACTCATCGATGCGGCGATTGGGCCAGGTTGGCAGTTTCTCCAGGGT